TGCTGATCGGTGGGAAGAACAGCACGCGCAGCGAACGCGAATGATTGCCGTAACGGGAGCCGCTGCTGACGTACTCCTGTCCATCCCGCCCCATGATCATTGCCATGGTGCCGCCGATGCAGCTGATGCTACCGCACCATTCGACCTTGCACACTTCCCGCATGTTGAAGGTGTGCTCGTTTTCCTTGCGACCGGGGAAGCTATGGCGGAACGACCCAACGGTCTTGCGATGCACCAATGCTCCGCTCTCCAGCAGTACCCGGGTGCCGAGCAGCGCACCCAGCTCGGCGAACGTGATCTCCCGCTTCTCGTGTAGCGATTTGGCCTTGGCCATCGTGTCGTCTCCTGTTTGTGAAGTGGCGGCCTCACACCGCCCCGAGGGTTCCTGCCTGTGTACCCCTAACGTATGCCATCAAACAGCGAAGTAGCACTGTCCGCGCTTGGTGACCTTGCCGGCTTCCTCCAGAGCGCCCATGACGGTCTGGTACTGCTGGAGCGTGAGGTGCCTCATGGTCGCAGCGTAGAGGATGCCAGAGGGAGCACCGTGCGACCCTGCCACCTTGACAGCGTCCAGGAGTGCATCGCAGATCGCGAGCAGAGCCCGCGCTGCGCGGCGTTCATTGTCGTTTGCGGGAGTGTTCATGTGCCGTGCCTTTCGATCTTGGGCGTCAGCCTTTGGCTGCGCCGATCATTGTGGTTCGGGGTGGTCGCGGCGGCCGTTACCGCCGCGGTAGCGCGCTTGCCGCGGTAGCGCGCTTGCCGCGGTAGCGCGCTTGCCGCGGTAGCGCGCTTGCCGCGTCGTGCGGCGCCTAGCGCCAGCGCATCCAGCCATGCCGGTCATTCTGCATGGACATGAACACGTCCACCGGCACCAGCTCGTTGGCTGCAACGCAAAAACGCCCAATGCTTGCGCACTGAGCGTTCTGGGTGAGATCGTCGTCCTGATGTGCAGCGATTGCACCGCGGATGGCGTCGGTGACGAACTGCAACGACGCGTCTTGGCGGTCGTCGATGTCTTTCCAAGTCCTTGACATGGGGAACCTCAGGTTGCGAGCGACCAGCGGGAGCCGGATCGCTAGGTGATTGCCGCGCTGCCCTGGTGTCTCCAGTCCAGGGGCAGCGCGGCGGGGGGTGGCCTAGCGCAGCGATGCCACGCGCGGCCGGCGACCGGGCCGCGTCGGGCGGCGGGTGGCGCTACACGCCTTTCTCTTCCTGCCGATAGCCGTCACGCTGCATCGAGTAGAAGTCAAGCACGTGAGCACAAGGTTCACCTTGCTCCAGGCGTGCGTTGGTATTCCACATCGCGGCAGAGAGGGCATTACGCTTCGCCCAGCGTGCCGTCGCAGCACGCTTACCGGCAGCGCTGCGATCGGCCTTGACACGGTAGGAAGGTGGACGCTCTAGACCGAACTTCCGGCGCATTGCCGGGTCGTCGATGTTGTCCTTCGTAAGCCAGCGTTCAGGAGCGTGTTCGTCGCCTTTCTTAGCGAGCTTGAGCTGACCAAAACGGATCGCCATGATCTTGGTACGGTAGGCCCGGTCTCGGCGACCGCCGACTTCAGGTTGTCTGGACATGGGGCATTCTCCAGCGTTGGAAGATGCCATATGCAGTAGAGGAGAAGTCTTAGTCAGGTCTTAACACAATTACGAAATGCGATGGTACGGTAGAATTAAGTAGTTGCTGAAACCTTGCTACCTTTAGTGACTACATGGGCTAAAGGTGTAAAAACAGTCGGGTTTCGATCGGACCGAACTATTCGAGCTACCCGTACAATCGCATGATAATGTCAGAATTGTGTTCATATTAACTATATTTGATCACTTAGATAGATTAGATTATGAATTTTACCTTTCCACCATTTAGGCTCGGTTGCCGAACTTCGAGGTGTCGCACCCTGTCGCAGATGCGATTGTACGGGTAGCTCGAATAGTTGGGTTCAATCGAAAACTGACTGTTTTTAGATTTTGCGTAGTTTTTCAAATCGTAGTCAGAGCTAACCCATTGAAAAGGTGTAAAGGTTGAAAAGACAGTGACTACAGCCCAAATACGGGTCGAACTTCTCCTTTTATCCTTTTCACGGTACAACCTAAAGCATATACGATTTTCACCTTCGTTTAGCGCTCTGAGACACGCTAGGCTGCACGCGCTACGCGCGTGCAGCCTAGCGAGCCCAACCCTGCCGTGCCCGACGCGGCAGGGGTGCCGGCCGCATGGTGCCGCCGGTCGAAACGACCCACTACAACCAAAGGTAAGCACGTCATGACACAGATTGTCCAGGTTACCGGAGACCAGATCAAGACCATGTCGCCCGACGACATCGCCAAGATGATTAACACTCTGGCGAGCGCCGCCGCAGCCAAGAGCAAGCTGTCGTTCAAGGTGGGGGCGAAGGGCGGTCTTTCGGTGTTCGGCCTCAACTCGCGCTTCCCCGTGACCCTGTACATCCAGCAGTGGGAACGGCTGTTCGCGGTGAAGGATGAGCTGTTTGCTTTCGCCAAGGCGAACGACAAGGTGCTCACTCGGAAGTGAGCTAGCCTTTCATCGGGGGAAGGTGACACCCTTCCCCCACTGATCTGGGAATGCAACCCGTCGGGCACCCGCCCGACGGGCGCATCCGTTTGGCCTCCCCCCACCCTGGCCAGACCCCCGCCGTCTCGCTTCGCGAGACCCGGTTGAGTCATACCCAGGACCAAAATTCGGTTTCTTAATATCTTGATAACCTTTTCAAGGTGAAACGGTCCTACCTACAGGACCCCATAGGAGTTCACATGTCAGACCCATACGACAATCCTCCGTACGCTCCCAACGAAGGTCGCGCCCAGAACCTCATGCGCCAAGCCGGTATCACGGTGGGCCAGTATTACCTGGGTTACGCGATCGGCGAGCTGGAAACCCGGTTCGGTGCCGGCTGTGTGAAGAAGAACCCGGCTGTGTTCGCACCGCTTATAGCTGGCATGGTGCAGGCTATGGCTGCGGACTTTCAGGCCACGTTTCTTGCCGATCAGCTAGGAGAGTCCTTGGACGGGATTAGCGCGGCGCTCGGTGACAAGCTTGGCGATATCGCGGACGCGCTTAGTTCTGTCCAGACCTGCGCCACCGAGCTAGGAACCATGGCCCAGGCGCTCGCGGATTTTTATGCGTGCTACCAGCCACGGCCGATCCCGTAACACCCTCTTAAGGTGTCACCTTCAGAGTGGTACTCCAGCTTCCCCGTAACTGGAGTACCATTACCATGTCCATCAACGAGCACCATGAGGCAGTTGGCGAGGCCGTCCGGTCGGTGACCTATGCTCTTTTCTATGATCCCGACGTGAAGACTGCGACCAAGTACGTCACACCGAAGCTCACCGTGCGGCTCACGGCGCAGCAATCCCGGCACCGGCGCTCGAACCAGCGGCGCATCACCACGCTTCTTTCTGTCGGCGCGCCGAACTACGCCGAGCGCGAGTTCATCCGGGACTGCAAGCGAGCGGGAGAAACTTTCCCAGTGGCAAGGGTGCAGATCAAGCTACGCCGGCGCACCCGCGCGTAACACCTTCTTAAGGTGTCACCGTTACACCCTGACACCGGGCCTAGCCCGTGAGGTCACCGACGCCCCGATGGGGTAAAGATGGGTGGCTGACCGGCCCCCCGGATGTACGGGAGCCGGACCTTATTACCTTGTCAGGAGCACCCCATGTTCCAGGAATTCATGCAGATGGGCGCCCCGGCAGCCTTAGTGCTTGCCGTCGGGCTCGGCGGGATCGGTGTCGTGCTGGTCACCGCGATCGTCAACCGGACGATCCGCCGGAACCAGGAGCAGGATCACCAGCTCAAGCGGCTGGAAGCCATCGCCAAAGCCCGGGTCGTCGAGGGCACCACGCTGGCTCCCCCGCGGCACGGTGACTAATGGCCCGCGCCTTCGACCAGACTGAAGAGCCCCCGATCGTAGACGCGGACCTTGCCGAACGCCTCCTCATTGCGGCAAGCAATAGAGGAGCAGCGATAAGTGGTGGCTCCGACGTATACAACATCATCTACGTGGAAGGTCTGAGCCCGTCAGGGCGAAAGACCGGGAACAGAGACAACGCGTTCGACGACGCGCGCTTCCTCGTGCAGATCATCGGCAACACGCCGCGGCTCGCCGGCGCGTGGGAGGCCACTACTGAGCCCGGCAAGTTCTGGACCCAGCACCGGATGGACCCCCGCGGCGCGTTCCACATCGACCTGGGCTACCAGGAAGTGTGGCGCATGGGCGAGTATCACGACATTCCCGCGCTTGTGCAGGTCAAGCCGATCCGTGGTTACCGGGACGGTAACAACAGCTACAAGCGGGAGGGGAAGCTCTATGTCGAGGACGACTTGGGAGTACACCATCATGGCGGGTACGACTATCCTGTTGACGATCTCGGACGGTCTTCTGCAGGCTGCCAAGTGGGTCGGACGATTGCAGGTCATGCTCGTTTCATGGGCCTACTTAGTACGGATCGCCGCTATAAAGCGGATCACCGCTTCGTCTTCGGGTCCACCGTCCTCCCTGCCGAAGAAATCTGACACGAGGGACAGCGCATGACACGTCGTGGGTTCTTTCAGAAGCTTTTTGCCGCGGCTGCGGCCGTGGTCCTTGCACCCTACACGAAAGCAATGGCAGCGGCCGAAGCAGTGGCCGAGCCCGTGACGGAGTGGCTCACCGGCGGGGGTGCGACCCCGGGATACGGCGCTCCGCGGTGCGACCGGTGCTTCGCGGCGTGGGGGCAGTGCCCGCACACCGGTGGCCCCATGGACACTGACCCGCTCGACCGCGTGCGATTCGACCAGCTGGACCAGCGCGTTCGGGACTGTCTGTAATCATCGTTAGTTAATACAGCTGTGCTTGGATCGGCCTGCCCGACGGGTGGCCACGGTCTGCCGGCTGTCTCCTCTGGAGCATGTGCGGATCGTCTATGGGGGGTTGCCCGTCGGGCACTTTCTTTGTTGACACACCTTAAAGACTGCTGTACGCGTAGGGCCTCCCGAAACGGCCAAGGATGCCCCCTATGACGAATTCCCCAGGGTCTCCCCCGACACTGGTCGCCACGCCCGAGCTTGCCAAGTTTACCGTGGACGTGATGACCCGGCTCGCCGACGAAGGTATTCCTCTCAAAGCCATCGCCCGTATTACCAAGTTCCCATGCGACCACGTGGTGGAAGTCTTACGCGAAGCCCTCGAAGCCGGCACGATCATCTTCATGCCGAAAACCGACTGGCCGATCGGGTCCACCCGCGACGATCGCGCCCCCCTCCACCTAGCCCCCGCCCTAGACCCCGATACTGTCACCATCAACGTGATCCAGTGCTTCCGGCTGACCAAGCTGGAGGCGGCACTGTTCCTCCTGCTGGTGAAGCGGCGTGAGGTGACCCGGGACATCCTGCACAAGGCCACGATGCAGCGGCGGTCGCCGAGTGCCGACGACACCGACCCCAAGATTGTCGATGTCATGATCTGCAAGTTGCGCAAGAAGTTGATCCAGTTCGACCTGCGGATCGACACCATCTGGTCCTGCGGGTACACCATGTCGCCGGAGCACCGGATCAAGGCGGCCAAAATCCTGGAGGACTGGCTTCAGTCCAAGCAGATCGCCGCGGCCGCCGCCGAGTACGAAAAAGGTGCCACGGTTCAATAACTTCCATGGTTAGCCTGGAAGATTAACGGCGCCTTAGGATGTTTCCCTGCACCTACCCTTGGTAGGTGCAGGGCGGTAGTCATGGCAACGGGCGTACCCGACGTAGTCTTCGAGCCGAAGGCGCTGGCCGAGCAGGCCGTGCTCGCCGTGGCTGAGAAGGCGGCCGCCCTGGCCGCAGATAAAGCTGCATCCGAAGCTGCCCGCCGCGCGGCGGTCGAGACCGCGGATATCGTGGTCGCGCGGATATTCCTGCACGTAGGCATCGACGTGGCGGACAAGGACGCGCTCGCGCGCCTGCGGGACAACCTCGCGTTCCTCAGTCGGGTCGAGCGCGGCGCGCGCGAGATCAAGAGCGCGGCCGTGAAGACGTGTGTCGGCGCCGTGATCACCGGCTTGCTGTCGCTGCTGGTGCTCGGCTTTCTGGAATGGGTGCACAAATGATCGAGCTGTTGGGCTACATCGCGCTCGTCGGGCTGGTCTGTTGGGCCGGCTCGGGGATGTTCAGCATCGCCATTGTGATGGCGGCGTTCGTGGACTTTATGAAGAGCGACGATCCGTTCTGAGCTATAGCGTGGTCGCCTATGGCTCACGTCCAGCTGCGCGCTGAGACGCCGCTGTTCTTGCGCTTCGGCCTGCCGCCTACCCGCCGCGCGAACTCTTCGACCAGCCCGCCGTGCACCACGAGGCACATGTACTGCAGATCGTCGCAGGGATGTGAGTACCCTTCCTTGTCGTTCTTCTCCGGTACGCTGCGTAGCCCGCCGAGCTTGGTCTTGGTGAACCGGTAGCCGCCGCCGAGCGCGCGCACCAGCATCGGACAGTTCGGTCCGTTGATCATGAGCGCGGGACCGCCGTCCACTTGCCGCCCGAGCAGCGTCTCCACTGCACGAAGTCGCGGCTCGATATCGTTGGTCGGTGCCGGGAAGCACGGTAGGCCCAGGCGCTTGAGTACGTCGAAACAGGTCTCTTCGCTGATGCTCGACTTCGCCACGCCGGAGGGATCGCCGACCAGGACGATCTTCATGCCGGAGTAGCACGACTTTTGCAGTGCCGGCCGTAGTCGCTCGTTGACGTGCTTCTCCAGGCCGATGTTCACGGCGGGGACTTCCTCGTGGACAACAAGTCGTCCGCGGTGATCAACTTGCCCGATGATGGACCAGGGGTTTCGGCCAAAATCTTGCCCAACAACGATAGGGTAGCCCGGGATAACGCTGGTGCCCGGGACGACGTGGAAGCTCGACTTGAACGTGTTCTTGAAGACCGCTTGCCCGCTCGGGTCGTCTCCGTACTGCGCGTAGACGTAGCGTTTGACCCAGTCGCTGTCGGCTCCGTACATTTCGACGAGGCGCTCATAATACTTTCTTCCTTGCGCGACGCGGTCGGGATGATTGATCGGGAGCTTCATCGTCCGGTCGGTCTGCACCAGGAATGCGAGGTTCTCCGCGCCGCCGATCTGCTCGCCCTTCGCGTTGAACACCGGCTGCATCAAGCCCGAGGGCTGCTTGAAGATTTGGAAGTTGGACGACGGGTTCTCCATGAGCTGGTGCCATGGTGTCAGCTCGGTGGGGAAGTTGGTGTCGGCGATCATGCCATGCCACGTCGGCACGCCGTACACGCCGCTCGGATAGCGCCCAAGCCGACCGCTGATCGGGCCGAGCACGTCGTAGTCCATTTCGATGCACTCGGAGAGCCACGCGCCGGTGAGCTGCATGGACAGCAGCCGCGCTTGGTCGGCGGCGTCTTCGAGCGGGATGAAAATCAGCTCGCTGCGCACGCGGTCAAAGTTGAGGTGGAACGTGTTCTCCGACACCTTCCACTCGCCGAGCCCGCCGAGCCAGCTGCGGCAGTCCTTGAGGACGGTGTCCTTGAGCTGCTTCAGCGTCTGGCGCACGACAGCCCAGCGCGTGTAGCTCAAGCCGTCTTTCGCGGGGTGCTGGTTGATCGACCGGCGCAGCAGTTCGATGATGCAGCTGGTCGTTTTCCCGGACCCGACGGGTCCGAGAATAAAGCGTCCGAACGCATCAGACTTCATGAACGCGGCGCAAGTGGGCGGTGCGGTATAGTCAAGGTCAGGCATGTCACTTCGCCCACTCGACCCACACCTTTTCGTGCGCGGCTGCCTGCTTCGGCTCCAAGTACACTGGCCACTGCGCCGTGATGCCGTGCTCCGGGTGGGCAAAGAGCAGGGCCTGGGTCGGACGCTGGTACTTGGCACGCAGCGCGAGGTAGCTGAACTCGTCATAGCCCTTGAGCGCGCCGTTCACGACCAGCCCTGGGAGCGAGAAGTACTGATGCCAGTGGCAGATCAGCGCGGTGTCGAAGTCCATGCCGACCTGTGCCTTGCTGTTGTGCAGCTTGACGAGGCCGCGCATGATCGGCCCCATCGCGCCGATGATGCCGTCGCCGCCTTTGACGCCGAGACTGTCGCCGTGGGTCAGAAGGAAGCGGTGTCCGAAGACGCTGAAGTGCGCGTCTGCTTCGTTGGGGACCATGATCTGGATGCGCTTGTCCTTGCGGAAGTCGCGCTCCAGGGTGCAGTAGATCGACCAGTCATAGTTGGTGAAGACGCGCCGCTTGAACGAAGGTTTGCGCGTTGAGCGGCCGTGATTGCCAACAACACAAGGGACAAAAACGCGGCCAAACTTAGAAGCCATAGCTTCCAGGCCCGCGCCAATGAGATCAACAAGATCGTGTACCGACTGGTGCGGTGTTCGATCGTTGGTCGCGATAAGCTCTTCATGGATGTCGCCTCCGATCATGTCGCCGCCGAGGCACACCACCATGCCCGGATACGCGACGCCAGCCCGTCCCATGTGGTTGGTGCAGAGGTCGATGGTGATGTCGGTGAGCTTGCGGATGCGTCGCTTCGCTACGTTTTGGTTGAAGATGTTCACGCCGCCGATCTCATCCGGGTTCACGACTTCGCCGTAGTGCCAGTCGGACCAGATGGTGACGGGGCCGCCACGCGCGCCGTTCTTGGTGCCTTTGCCGGTGAGCCAGTCCGGTGGCGTGCATGTGTGCGCGGCAAGGCCGAAGATTTCCTGCCGGATTGCCTGCGCGGTGTCTTCTTCCTTGCGCAGTTGCGCGATAGTGCGCTTATTATCGAGCAGTTCCAGGTTCTTTTTGCGAATGATTTCATTGGCGTCGAGCAGGCGATCAGCGTCAGTTTTGAGCGCAGGCATTAGCGTGTCTCCGGTGGTGGTAGCATTTACGTTGACGAGCGAGGACCCGTTCTGTGTTTTTAGCGTACCAAAGACGCCGGATTTCCAGTCCTTTTGGTGAACTGCTGTTTCGGCGTGATTTTTCGCGTCCTTTTGGGGAGTGAATGTACCGGAGGGCGGCTTCGTGTCCCTTCGGGGAACGGCGGTAACGTGCCTTGCAACGCTTATCATTCTCTTTCGCAACAGGGGACAAGCGCCGGTATTTATTTTGTCGGGCTCGCCCTTTTTCTGATTTATTATAAAGCTTTTGAGTGAGTTTCCCCTTTGCCGATTGTCGGTACCTCTGTTGAGCGCGCTGTTGGACTAGTCGCCCCTTCGCCGATTTCAGATATTTCATTTGGGCGCGTTGGAGTGACATCTTTCTCGTATCGGATGTGGCTGTCGGCTCCGAGGTTGATAGAGATCGTGAACTTCTCGCCCGCGCCCGACGGCGCTGCTGCGTCACGGAGCTTGGCGTTCTTGGCGAGGAACTCGCCGACGGCGACTTGGGCATGTAGGCTCTCGTCTGCTTTGGTGAGTTTGGCGGCGAGGTAAGGCAGACCCTCTTCGAGGTAGGCTGCAGAGACCACCTCGACGCGCTTCGCGCTGTTCATCGCGCTGTTCCACTCGACCAGCAGCGTGTCGTAGGCGTTCTTGAAAAAGGGGTGGGTGAAAAGGTAGTCGAGCTGGGGTTGTGTCAGGCCGAAGTTGGCGAGGATGTCCTTGGGGTCCCGGATGTTCATCACCAGCTCGCGCGCGAGCTTGACGAGGTCTTTCGCCGTCAGATCGGGCAGTGGGATGCGGTTTACCGCCGCGGTAACTGGTACAGGCGCGTTTGACGTTTCCGCGGTTTGTTGAACCTCGGCGGCCGCCAGCACCAGTCCGGTGTCTACGGGGGTGAGATCGTCATCAGCCATCTGCATTTGATGGCTGCTCGAAGTTACTGAAGTGTTAAGAAGCAATCGTTAAGGCTCAATTAGCGCTTTCCAGGTAGCGTCAGGAAAACGTATGCGTTTTTCGGACAGGCCCCGATGGAAAGTCTTGGACAGAACGGCGTGCTCCAGGTGATCCCGCCGGCTGCCCTTGAGCAGCAGCTTCAACAGCAGGCGACAGCACAGGCAGCAGCGAGCATGCCTGCGCAGCCGGCTACGCCGGAGCTTGCCGGTTTCATCAAAGGGCAGTTCGAAATCTTCCGCAACCACCGCAACACGCAGAGCGGCTGGAGCGAGCGCCTGCTCGCCGCTATGCGCGCGTTCAACGGTCAGTACGACGCCACCAAGCTGAACGACATCAAGCGCTTTGGCGGGTCGGAAATTTACGCCCGCCTCACCGCGCAGAAGTGCCGCGCGGCTTCTTCTCTTCTGCGCGACGTGTACCTCGGCGCCGATCGCCCCTGGGCGCTCAAGCCGCCCGAGGACCCGGACGTGCCGCCCGAGATCATGCAGAAGATCGACATGCTGATGCAGGCCGAGCAGCAGATGGTCGGCGAGACCATGGGCAAGCCTCCATCGCCGACCGACGTGCAGAACCGCAAGGACGCCTTGCTGGAGGCTGCGCGCGAGCAGGCGAAGAAGAAGGCAATGAAGCAGGCGAAGATCGCCGAGGACAAGATCGAGGAGCTGCTGCGCGAGGGCTCGTTCTATCACGCGATGGCCGAGTTTCTGGTCGATCTGCCGATCTTCCCGTTTGCATGTATAAAGGGTCCCATCGTTCGCATCATCCCCGAGGTGGTGTGGCCGCCCGGCGGCGGTTTGCCGACTGTTAAGCAAACTCCCAAATTGATTTGGCAGCGAATTTCCCCCTTCGATCTTTGGTGGACGCCGGGTGTCGCCGATATCCGGAACGCCAACGTCATCGAGAAAATTCGCTACACGCGCGCTGAACTGAACGACCTGCTCGATCTGCCCGGCTACAACGTAGACGAAATCCGCGCGGTGCTCGACGAGTACGGTCGCGGCGGCCTGTATGATGGGTGGGACAGCACCGACAGCGAGCGCGCCGTGCTGGAAAGCCGCGAGAACCCGATGTGGAACCGCTCGCAGCTGATCACCGCGTTCGAGTTTCACGGCAACGTCCAGGGCCGCATCCTGCAGGAGTATGGCCTCGCGGTGCCGGACGAGCTGCGCGACTATCACATCCAGGCGTGGCAGATCGGTATGCACGTGATCAAGGCGCAGCTGTCGCCGAGCCCGCGCCAGCGCCACCCGTACTTCATCACGTCGTTCGAGAAGGTTCCGGGTACGCCGGTCGGCAACGGGCTGACGGACCTCGTGGCGGATTTGCAGGAGGCGACGAACGCGACGCTGCGCTCGCTGGTGAACAACCTCGCCATCGCGTCGGGTCCGCAGGTGGTCATCAACGACGACCGCCTGACGCCTGAGGAGAACGGTGAAGAGCTGTATCCATGGAAGCGGTGGCACACGCGTAGCGATCCCGTCGGGCAGAACAGCCGGCCGCCGATCGAATTCTTCCAGCCGCAGGCGATCACGCAGCAGCTGCTGGAGGCATATAAAGAGTTCGTGAACATCGCCGACGACGTGTCTGCGATCCCGAAGTACATCGGTGGTCAGGGCGGCAGCGGTGCGGGTCGTACCGCGTCCGGCCTCGCCATGTTGATGGGCAACGCATCGAAAATCCTGCAGTCCGTATCGGCCAATATCGACCGCGACGTGTGGGAAGACGCGTTGCTGCAGCTGTTCGACCTGATCCTCTTGACCGACACGTCGGGAATGCTGACCGGCGAAGAGCAAGTCAGCGTGCTCGGTGTCAACGTCGCCGTCCAGCGCGAGACCCAGCGTCAGCGCCAGATCGAGTTCCTCTCGGCGACCGCGAACCCGCTCGACCAGAAGATCGTCGGCCTCAAGGGCCGCGGCGTGATCCTGCGCTCCGTGTCGAACACCATCGGCATGGACGGGGAGAACATCGTCCCGAGCGACGACGTGCTCGACAAGATGATGGAAGCCGAGAAGAAGCAGCAGGAAAGCGGTCCGACCGCCCAGGTCGTCAAGAAGGGCGTCATGGAAGGGGTCGAGGCTGGCGTGCAGGCGGTCACCAAGGAGTTGGTCGCTGCTGGCATCGGTGCGCGCGCTCAAGTCCCGGGCATGTCGCCCGGTCCTGGCGGACCGGCTGCGCCGGGTTCTGCCGGACACGGTGGCCCCGGTGGTCCGCCTCCGGGCGGTGGTGGTTCCAGTGCCAATGCAGCGCGTCAAGCACAAGGCGCGCGGCCGAGCCGACTGTCGAATTCGATGGGTCCGCAGACGGACGTAGTCGGTAACCAACGCGGGAAAGGTGCGATGCCAGTGCGCGGCGGCGTCGGTTAAGGGCACTTTAACCCGGATAATGTAAGCGTGAAGCTACATTTCCGCGCCTTTTGAGGGCAAGAGCCATGGCTATCCTGAGTTCGACGAACTATGACCGCAACACCCTCGGCAATGTCCTGAAGCAGGTCGTTGACGCGGTGACGGCGGGCAATATCGGAGGTCCCACGGGCGTGACTGGCTCGACCGGACCGACCGGTCTTGCTGGTGGAGCCACTGGTCCGACGGGTCCCACGGGCGTAACTGGTCCCACGGGACCGGGTAACGGTCCGAAGGGCGAAATCGGTGCCCCGGGCGCCGCGGGCGCCACAGGCGCCACGGGCGTAACCGGAGCGACTGGCCCGACAGGTCAGCAAGGTGCGCAAGGTATCACGGGTCCCACGGCGCTTTCGTCTGGGGTGACCGGCCAGACCGGTCCGACCGGCGCCGGGATTACCGGCGCGACGGGCGTCACAGGTCCGACCGGTGCGGCTACGGGGCCGACCGGGCCGACGGGGCCTACAGGCGCCGGTGTGACAGGTCCCACGGGAACGACGGGACCGACGGGCATCACCGGCCCGACTGGCCCTGTGTTCCTCTTCATCCCGCTCACTGCTGACCCGCATGTCGTCGGTGCTGTGTGGAATGATGCCGGCACTTTGACGGTGTCTGGCGGCTAATAGGGGTTCACGATGGCTGAGTTTGACAGCGACCAAATCCTGGACCCGGATGCGCCGCCGGAAGGCTACGATGACAATCGCATCGGAGCCGTGTTGAAGCAGGTCGTTGACCTGATCAACTCGCACAACATCCTTGGTCCCAACGGTGTGACCGGTCAGCGCGGCCCCACGGGGACTGCGTCTGCCACTGGTCCGACGGGCTATACTGGCCTGGGCCAGACTGGTCCGGGGAGCGGCGAGCGCGGTGACACGGGTCCGACGGGCGCTACTGGTCCGACGGGTCCTGCGGGTGCTGGCACGTCCACGGGCAAGACTGGCCCGACCGGCGCCACGGGCATCACGGGTTATCAAGGCCCCACCGGCAAGCAGAGCGTCGATGGTCCGACTGGTCCGAATAGCGCGACCGGCAACACCGGCCCGACTGGTACCACTGGCCCTGGTCGCACCGGACCGACTGGTCGAACTGGCCCCACGGCCGCCACCGGCAGCACGGGTCCGAACACTAAGACCGGTCCGACTGGTCCGCGCGGCCCAGTCAACTACTTTGTGCCGCCCACGACCGACCCGCGTATCGCCGGTGCGGTGTGGCGCAATCCGAATGCCACCGGCCCGCAGGTCGGCGGGGCGACTGGACCGCTATTCATCAGCCACGGTTAAGTTTTCAGTAACCACTTCCCGGTACGGCTAGGACAACACCTCCTAGCCCCCGGGGAGCCATGCCGAAGCTGTGCCTCAACATGATCGTTAAGAATGAAGCAGCGCGGATCGAGCGCTGTCTTTCGTCTGTAGCCCCCTTCATCGACTACTACGTGATCACGGACACCGGCTCGACCGACGACACGGTGGCCGTCATCCAGAAGTTCTTCGTCGATCGCAAGATCAGCGGGCGGATCACACACGCGCCGTTCCACGACTGGTCGCAGGCGCGCAACAACGCGCTGCTCGCCGCGCGCGCGATGCGCCGGCACTGGGATTATCTTTTGCTCGTCGATGCCGACATGGAGCTGGTCGTTGCCGACAAGAAGTGTTTCGACAAGCTTGACGGTGCGGGCTACGACATGCAGCAGCGTGCCGGCACGCTTCATTATATGAACCGGCGTCTCGTGCACCGCGATCAGACGGGGCAGTATGTTGGAGTGACGCACGAGTACCTCGACGTGCCCGCCGCCGGCGCGATCCAGGGCGCGTACTTCATCGACCATGCTGACGGCAGCAACCGGCCGGAGAAGTTCAAGCGTGACATCCGGCTGTTGTCCGAGGATATCCTCAAGGACCCGAACAACGGACGGTCGTGGTTCTACCTCGCGCAGAGCTATCGTGATGCGGGGCAGCCGCTCGATGCCGCCAACGCCTACAAGCGGCGCATCGAAATCGGCGGTTGGGACGAGGAAGTTTGGTACTCGCAGTACAGCTACGCACACTGCCTCAAGGACTTGAAGGACGAAGACGGCTTCCTGCGCGAAATGCTGAAGGCGTACCAGATGCGCCCGTCGCGCGTGGAGAGCCTTTATGACCTTGCGCAGCACTTCCGCAACAAGGATGGCATGCAGCACATCAGCACGCTGTTCTCCGAGGCAGGCATGCAGGTGCCTTACAGCGGCGATGCGCTGTTCGTGTCAGACTACGCGTATGTCACTGGCTGCCGCGAAGAGTTCGCGATCACTGCGTTCTACAACCTACTGAAGCGTCAGCATGCCTACAAGGTGTGCAACGAACTTGCGCTCGACAAGCGCGGCTTGCACAGCTCGCGCGAGCAGGCGAAGAACAACCTGTTCTACTATATCCAGCCATTGAAGGTACACGCACCGTCGTTCTCCGCGCAGAAGATCGGCTTCGTGCCGCCGGAGAACTGGCTGCCGCTTAATCCGTCGGTGGTGAACGTTGATGGCGAGCTGGTTACCACCGTGCGGACAGTGAACTATAACATCACGCCCGATGGTCGCTACGAAATCCGCGGCGGCGATGGCAGCATCACCAACGACAACCCGATCAATACGCGCAACTTTATCGTGACGCTGAACCATAGCCTATCCACAATTGGCGTGAAAGAGCTGATCTGGACACGCCCGCCGGTGCAGTACTCGCTGGTAGTCGGCTTGGAAGATGTGCGCTTGTTCGAGTGGGGCGACGATCTTCACGGGCTGGCGTGCGTGCGCGAGCAGAACCCGCAGGGGCTATGCCAGCAGGTGCTGTTCGAGATCGAGCAAAACGACAACGATTACCGTGTCAGCGAGTGGAAGGTGCTCAAGTCGCACCAGGACTACGAGAAGAACTGGATGCCGTTTGGCGACATGTTCGTCTACCGGATCGGCGCGCTGACGGACGGGAACGGGCTGCTGCAGCACGCTCCGAACGTGCACCTCGACGTGGGGAGCATCAGTGGCGGCTCGCAGGTCATCCCGTTCAACAACGCGTGGCTGGCGCTGGTGCATGAGTCGCGGCACCTGCCCGACACTGGCAAGCGCTACTACCAGCACCGCTTCGTGCTGATGGACGACAAGGCGGGGCTGATCAGCATCAGCAAGCCGTTCGTCTTTCATGATCGACAGATCGAGTTCGCGGCCGGGCTGGCGTGGCACCCGGATGGCAAGCGGCTGGTGATCTCGTACGGGGTTGCTGACCGCGAAGCCTGGATCGCCACCATCCACCAGTCCGACGTATGGATCATGGTTCAATGACAATCAAAATGGTTTCCGGCTTCGTGCCGATCCCGGGGCACCCGCGGTCGGTCGAGGAATACTCGAAGCTCGGAGCGCGGCTAATCCAGGAGGTTGAGCGGCCTATCGCGCTGATCGAAGCAACGGTGGAAGAGTGCTGGCTATATCGGTTTTTGCAGTGGAAGCCGTCACTCCAGGGCACGTGCGCGACTGCTGACAATCCGAAGAAGAACTCGATTGCGTACCATATGGTGCAGCACGAGAAGACGGAATGGCTGGTCGCGGCGGCGAAGAACGACCCGCGCGCGGACGTGTTCTGCTGGATCGACTTCGGCATCTTCTCGGTGCCGGGGGTTACCGCCGCGGTAATCCAGGAGGCACTGCGCCGCGCCGAGAACGAACGCGCGATCGTGATCCCGGGCTGCTGGGACAAGAGCCCTGACGTACCCGAGCTGGAAGTGTGCTGGCGGTTCTGCGGCGGTTTCTTCGTTGTGCCGCGCGAGTACCTTATGCATTTTGACGCCGCCGTGAAGAAGGAGGCGATGGACTATATCACCCGCACCGGTGTGATCTCGTGGGAAGTGAACACGTGGGCACGCATGGAGCTGGAGAACGAGCAGCTGCCGATCTGGCACTACAAGGCGGATCACAACCAGACCATGTTCACCAACTATCCGGAGCCCCACCGTGCGAGCTAAAATTGTGACGGCCTATGTGTCGCTGGAAGTCAAGCACCTCTCTCGCGAGCAGTATAAGGACTACGGCGACCGCCTTGTGCGCGCCGTCGGTGAAGAGAACATCCGTGTGTTCTACGACTTCCCGCTGCGCGACTGCTGGCTCTACCCGCTGCTGGAAGAGCGCAAGGTGCTGGATGTGATCCAGCCGGCCACCGCGGTGCCCGCGGATCGCTACCCGACGCCGAAGCACATGGTGCTCTCGAACATCGTGCAGCACAGCCGTACGCAGTGGATGGTCGCGGCTGCACAGGAAGACGACACAGTCGATGTCCTGATATGGCTGGACTACGCGATCCTCAAGCAGGGCGGCTGGACCGGCAAGCCGGTCACCGAGGCCATCGTGTCAGCGTTCCTTGACAAAGTGAACAAGTCAACGTTCGACGACATCCCGTTCCCCGGCATCTGGGAGAAGGGGCCGATCTCGGACACCGGCGACAACTGGCGGTTCTGCGGTTCCACGCACATCATCCCGCGCAAGCACCTGTTTCTGGTGAACGAGTTCTATCAGTACGAGTGCAAGAAGTTCATCAACCGGACGCTCACGGTGCCGCTTGACCTGCCGATCTGGGCTGCCGTAGAGCAGAACTCCACGCTCCCGTTCCGCTGGTATCAGGCGAACCATGACGCAACCCAACTTACCGCTTTCCCCACTTATAGCGATGAAGCTGGAGTACCAAAAGCGCGCGGACACACTAGTGCGCTCCTTCAAACTAGAGCGTGATGGCGCTTCGGAAGAGGCGAGCACGTTCGAGCTGATCCAGCTGCGCGCGTGGTTCACGGGGTGGATACAGGCCCTCGACCGCGCGATCTACCAGGAGACACATGGTGCTGAGGCCCGTCGTTCTTATTTTCTCCTGTCAAGCCGACCGCATCAACGGGCGGAACGAGGCCGCGCGCGAGACCTGGATCGCGGAGTGGGGAAAGCAAGTTGACCATTTCTTCTTCATCGGTAACCAGCTGAACATCGTTGGGCGCGACGACGAAGTGATAGGCCACGTGCCGGACGACTATGCCCACCTCGCA